GCACAACCAACCAACCCCAAACTGACTGCAATTGCGGCCTCGGTGTGGGCGGCCAACCAGTTGATGTACACCACTGGCCCCAACGCCGTGGCGATGACGCCTCTGACCCTGGCCGGTCGTGCTTTATTGGATGATGCTGACGCCCCCGCACAACGAGTAACTCTGGGGTTGGGTGGGCAGATCTTGCAGGCACTCCAAGCGCTGACCATGACGGCCAATGGCGTACCGTATATGACATCTGCTAGTGCTATGGGTGTTCAAGCATCGACGGCGTTCGGGCGCAGTTTGTGGAACGTGGCAGACCAGGCTGCCGCTAGGACCATATTGCAGTTGGGGACCGCCTCTCAGGCCGATGTCACTACCTCCAGCACCGACACAACTGCCAACCGAGTGACTAAGGTGGGGGATTTTGGCCTGGGCAATACCACGGGCGTCACAATCACGACGTCTCAACTAGACGCGCCTGGCCTTGGTGGGGGGTTCTACCGTTGCGATCCCTCTGCGACGTTCAAGGGGCTGCCAGCTGGGGTATACGGGGTGTTCGTGTCTACGCTCAACGCCGCCAACTCTTGTGCGCAGATCGCTATCAACTATATTACGGGGACCGTGTACACACGCGGAAGATATCAAGACAACTTCCGCGAAGGGTATAATACCGGCAACGCGGTAGGCACGGTTTCGCAGTCTGGCGGGGCGCCAACTGGTGCCATCATTGAGCGGGGCAGCAATGCTAACGGCGAATACACCCGGTACGCCGATGGCACCCAAGATTGTTGGTGGGAGAACAGTATTAGCTCTATCTGCAACGGCGGGACGTACGGCAACCTGATGTACGGCGCATACGTGACCAGAAACTACCCTATGCCTTTCACGGACGTTCCGGCCCTGTCGCCATTCTGCCGGTACGTCACGCCAACTGAGGGTGGTGTCGCCATGCTGGGCCTTGCCACTGCGCAGCGCGGTACTAGCATAGGCTGTGTGATTCAACCGCAAGGGGGTTCCGCTACGGCTGGCGGCCGTGTCGGCTATATTGCTAAGGGGAGGTGGTTCTAATGCAAGTAAACCTATCGCCCGTCCGCATGGACGAGCAGCTCACGCTAGACCGAGAGGGTGACGTGCTGTACGTCAATGGCGAAGCCTTCGATTTTGGTCCGCTTCTGGAAGGGGCCACCCTGCCCTGGGGCGCCGTGCTGTCGGATTGGTTCCCTGGTACGGTCGACCGCATCGACGGCGAGTTGCATTTGACCATCCGGCTACCCCATGGGCCTAACGCGCCATACAGTACCCGGTTCCCTGAGCCAATCATCGTGATGGAAGACGGGCCGGTCGATCTGCCGATCTACGACGAAGAGCCGGAACCGGCTCCTGAGATCCCGGTAGCAATGCAAGAGGAGGCGTCAGCCAATGAGTAACATCGACTGGTCCCAAATGGTCACCGCTGAGATGAAAGCCGCCCAGGCTGCGGCGCAGCATCTCGCACAGGTCCAGGCTGAGACCGCGCGCCTGCGCAAGATTGCCGATGACGTCATTGCGCCGCTACAGGACGCGGTAGATCTTGACGAGGCTACGACCGAGGAGGAGGCGGCCCTCAAATTATGGAAGAAATTCCGAGTAACTCTAAACCGGCTGCCGGACCAACCCGGCTACCCACAGACTGTCACCTGGCCAGAGATCCCAGCATGAAGACCCTACGCCAACTGATCGACCAGGACTTCAACGCGGGCCTTGCCCTGCTACCTTTGGCGATGAGCCGCAACCTGCCCCAAGTGCAGGTTCAGCTTTTGACCACCCATTTGCAGGAGTCCCCCAACCAAGACCAGTGCCAAATCGTCGCTGGGCAGAAACCGGGGGTGTGTGGCCCGGCCCGCGGCATCTTCCAATTTGAAAAGGGCGGTGGCGTGGCAGGGGTGATGCAGCACCACTCGACCAGAGTGGCGGCCGCCGAGGTCTGCCGCCTGCTCAAGATCCCGGCCACTGTCGAAGCAGTCTACGACGCCTTGCGCACCACTGATGACGCTCTCGATGTCGCATTCGCTCGCATGCTGTACTGGACCGACAAAGATCCTCTGCCGAAGTTCGGCGACGTGTCCGGGTCTTGGGAGTACTACGTTCGTAATTGGCGACCTGGTGCGTTCGCTAACGGCACCCCTGCGGCTCGCGTAGCGCTCCGGAAGAAATGGGCTCAGAACTATGCCCGTGCTATGGACGCGGTGCTCGGATGACCAGCGGATGGTTGGTTGCGGGGGCCATGGCCCTCGCCATCGGCTCGGCGACCGGGGGCTATTGGGCCGGGTCGACCGACAAGGCGACTGACTGCGCGTTGGAGCGGGCCAATGGCAAGGTCGCGGATCTGGGCACCGTTATCGAGAAACAGGCGGAATACCGCCTAGAGGAGAGCCGTCGCAATGATGTGGTCGAGGGTGTTTCAAGCGAGGCGGATAGTCGTGTGGCTGATACGGCTGTTAGCGCTAGCGCTAGTGATTTGGTGGCTGAACGGTTGCAAAAGCAGCTCGACATTGCCGAGCGCCGGTTCCTCAGCAGTAGCGCCACCTGCGATGCCCGCCTTGCCGAGCAGAGCAAGGCAGCCACCGAGAACTATCGCCTGCTTGCCGACTTGTATCGAGAATCTGACGCAGCAGCGGGAATCCGCGCTAAGGAGGCTGAAGACTATAGAATAGCCGGTGCGGCTTGCGAAGCCATATATGACGGGGTGCGCAACAGCCCCCGCTGACCAACATAGGAGTACTACCGTGGCGCAGCCAGATTATGGTGTTGTGACACCCCTGATAGCGTGGACTGGGTTGGGGATCTCTATAAGTCCTGACGCTGCAGTAGGTGCTGTCTTCGGGGGTTTCCTGTTCTGGGCAATGAACCCGGAAATGCCAGCAAAGACGAAGGTCCCGCTGCTGATCGGGTCCCTTGGAGCAGGCTATAGCCTCGGGCTACCGATGGAAGGGGGCGGCTGGTCGATGGCGTTCTCTGTCCTGGGCGCCACCCTTGGCTATGCGGCACTCGAAAGCGTCCGCTACACATTCAAGCCGGGCTCCGATGTTCCACCTTGGCTCAATTGGGTCAAGGATGCGATATCGGGCCTCACCCCTTGGCGTGGAGGATCCAACAAGTGATCGACATAGCACAGTTAGTGGTGTTGCTTAGCGCAGTGGCCGTCATGGCACGGTACACATCGGACGGGGCCCGCTATCGGGTGGGCGTATCTGCAACCTCGGGCATCTTGATGGCGTCCCTAGCGGCCTGGGCGTGTGCTATTGCCTTGGGGCGAGCACCAGGAACAGTGTGGGGTCTGGGCCTATCGGCCATCATGCTGTTCCTAGTCGTGCGCTGCCAGGGCGATATGGCCAAGCTCTTGGATAGTCTCAAGCACCTCCGGCAGCTCATCCGCTGACCAAGAGCCGGGCGGCCCCGCGAGGGTGCCGCTCCTGGCCCGTGGAACGTGTCTCTCCGCCCGTGGAACATTCTCCGCGTGTGTACGTCCGGACCGCCCGCCGCGCTTCTCCCGTGGCTTCTCTTTCGATAAACTCTGGGCCGATGAGCGGTATATTGACGGAATCCCCCTCCCCTTGTTATAATAACCTCATCGAAACGCAACACACCGGAGATTCCGAAATGGCCAAGAAGATCAACCACCTCAAGAACCTATCTGCCGCACTGTCCGCTCACCAACGCAAGTGGGCCTTCGAGAAAGCCGGCAAGGCGTGGCCTGGTGTGGAACTGGGTCTGGTTGGTCGGAACACCGAGACCGGTGCGTACTACTTCCAAGAACGAGGCAACCCAGCCCCGTTCATTATCGGCGCTGATGGCAAGAAGGTGGATGTATGACTAAGGAAGAACTGGTCGCCGCGATGGCGGCTTTCGAGCAGGGTGGTGGCAAGGTCCAGGAGATCGAAGCCGGGGTGTCCGGTGAGCGTGCCGATAGTACGTTCAACACAACCATCAAGTTCTGCGGCTGTGGTTGCCATGGCGACTGGACCGACCATCGAATGCGGGAGGCCGAGAACGGCAAGTTCAGGTAAGCAGAGGCCCGGTCTATCCGGGCCTCGTTGTATCTAGCGGCAGGCGGGGCAGTTGCAGAGAGGGTCTTTGTTACTGCAAAGACGGTGGTTGCCGTCGCGGTCAAACCCGGTCAGCAGACAGAAGCCATCGGCATCTACGCCTTTGGTCCCCCACAGGCCGCCGCACGGCACTTCGATATCCCCCTCAGCAGTATCCACTACTCGGGCTGGGCGCAGTTCGCTCAGCATCATGGCGTTGGACATCACCGCATCCCAATGGGTGGCGCCGTGCTCGCTGTCCGGCACGAATACCTCCCCGTCGCGCAGCGCTTGGATATGTCGCAGCAAGCTATCTAGGATCACCTCCTGAGACATGCCCTTCCGCCAGTTGAGGCGGCCGTACTTCTTGTTGCCATCTTGCATAGCCAGGGTGACGCCCGCCAAAGCTCGCGGGTAGTCAAAGATCAGGTTCAGTTGGGGTTTCCCTGCGGCGTTTCCATCCCGGCTCGCACCAAACGTCGGAAGATCTCCCAGTCCATCTCGTTCTGCCACACCCATATCGCCTGCTTGTGCCATGCTTCGTAACTCCGTTCGTGGATTAGGGCCCGGCTGCGGGTGCCGGGGATCAGAAGATAGATAGGCCCATCGACCGAGTCGAATCGGGCAAAGATAAAGACCTTACCGCCTGCCTTGACGCGGTTGAGCATCCAAGCGTTCTGGTTGGCGCGTAGGACGAACCCGTTTTTCTTAGGGTCGTAGACCTTGAGTTCGATATCGACGTTGTCGCTCTGATAACACCAATTGACGTCAGGGCGGCCCTGGGAGGTCGCGTGCGACTCGATGCGGTCGACGTGGCCCAGGTGGCCGATGGCGCCCTTGAGGGTCTTCCATAGTCTTGCTTCGCTCATATCTCATACTCTGCCTGGGACAGCTCTCGGTACAGTTGACTGGCGTGATCGCCGATCTCAGCACAAGTGCCGAAATAGGCGATGGCGCTCTTGACAATATCGGACATCACTGCGTCGGCGTGCCTACCAACCTTGTTCTCCCTGAGGAACAGCATCGAGTCTAGGTAGTCAGCGCACTTCAGTACTTGCTTGTACGGCACGGGCAGTGGGGACATCTGTTCGACATCGAATTGGTTCAGGCACTCGTCAAGGGCTGGGCCGCAGGCCGCCCTCATCAGCTTCTTGGCCGGGGTCGGGATATCTCCCGTCTTGCACTCCCCGGCATCGTGCACAAGCGCCAAGGCTAACAGTTGGAGCCCCACACTTGGAGCATACCCAAGCCTTCTGCAGAGTTCCTGGGTTAGGATCGCCACATTGTACTGGTGCTCGGCATTGGTCTGCTGCCGGGCAGTGTTGACGATGTGCCAACGCTTGATCGTCCCCGCCCTCAGGATGTCCTGTAACTTTAACATGCTTGAGAATCCCGTCATCCCCGACCGCCCATTGGCGGTGGTTCTTGTTAATGTCCATCTTGTGGGCGATGATCTTGGCGAGGTCGAAGCCAACCTCGTCTGCATAGTCCAGGAAGATAATAAAGAGGTCCGCAATCTCCCAGGCATCGAGAGGACGATCCAACCACTCTTGGAACTCCTCTTTCAGCTTCGCGATCATCTGGTCGCGGGTGCGAGTCGGATAGACCTCGTCGCACCACTGAGTGACGTCGGAGGTGATCTCTCGGAGATCGTACTTGACGTCTACGCCCATGTTATTCGCCCAGTCCGGTTTCGAGAGCGCCGTCCAGACGCTCGGCCAAGGCATTGTCCTGCTCAGCCCGCACGCGGTCTTGGGTCAGTTTGGCACCCACGAAGCGGACATCGCGTAGAACATCACCGAACGCCGGACCAGTGCCGAAGTAGCTCACGGGCACACCCAAACCGTCCTGGATCTGATTGGTAAGATCAACCACCGCCTGTCCATCGTCGAGGTAGTTGACGAAGTTCAGGAAGATCTCGTCTGGGCAGCACCAGAACGCAGCCTCACGCAGCTGCTGCATCGAGAAGGTGAAGATCCGGCGCTTGCGGCCGGTGACAGTAGTGAACTCATCCGGCTGGCCGATCTCCTCAAACGAGGTCTCGGTCTGGTCCGCGTAGTGATCGCCGCTGTAGCCGTCTGGCGTGTTGCCGACTCGGATTGGGTAGGTGCGGGCGGTGCCAATGACGCGGCCCAGCATACCTACCGGGATGCCCATATCAGACAGGAACCGGGCCGGACTGCAGTCGCGGCTGGTGCAGTATGGGTAGAAACCGGCGTTGATGCCCAGGCTGTGGCCTTGGCTACCCTCGGCGAGGATCTTGTCGGCCTCAAGCAAAATGGTCTCCCACTCACCGTCCTTGGCAATGGCCGACCCGAACCAATTCGGGACTTCGATAGGCTCGCTGCTTTCCTCGATGTCATACAAACCCTTGGCCACATTTTCGGCGGTGCTGGCCTTGGCTGTGCGCATCATCTTCTCGATTACCGCTGCTGCGGAGCCTTGCATGGTGCTGGAGATCCCCGACAGTGAGGCTTGTTCGGTCTGGCGATGGCTATCGCGCAATACCATGGCCTGAGGGTGGATGACTAGCTCTGCGCCACCCAGATACCCGAGGTCCAGGGCCTGCTCGATTTCTTGCTGCAGGCGCTCCATGCTGAACACCGATCCCGGCCCGATCAGCACGTACTTGAGCTTGGGCGACACCAACCCGTTCGGCAGGACCTTGAAGATCATCTTCTGGCCCTTGCTGTCAATATAGGTGTGGCCAGCATTCGGCATGTTGCAATTGACCACCACGTCTGGGTGATTCTGCTCAGCCCAGTGGCCTGCCATCAGGCCTTTGCCGGTGGAGCCGAACTGCAGGTCTACGATCATGGTTACTTTGCGGCTCATATCACATTTCCTCTAGTTGGTCTTGATCTTGCTTGGCGAGTTCGAACTGGATGGCCATCTCTTGTTGAGCAAGTCCGGCCAGAACTTCAAATGGCGGGACGGCGAGGGTTCGAATCCGTGCCGTACCGCGTCGTGCTCGCTTGCCCTCGTCGAAGCCAAGGGTCTTCATTTTCGGGTAGAAGACGTTGGTTGACACTACAGCCGCCTTGGGCTTGTACTTGCGCGCCCAATCGGCGTAGGCTTCCCAGAGGGCCGCCTTGTCAACCAGGCATGGCCATTGATCGCCATCGCCTTCTGCTAGCATGTCGCCGTTATTAGATGAGTCTTCAACCCCCGGCACCCCCAAGCGGCCGGTGTCCAGGACATACGCCACCCAGCCTGGTAGGCTGTCGTAGATACTGTGGACCTGCATCATGGCCCGCTGCTTGAGCAACTCCTCTGTGACCGGTGCAAACCTCAGATTGGACACGACCTCGCGGTGCAGCAGCTCATGCAGCATGGCCTCGTAGCCACCATCTTGCATTTGGCGCCGGATAGCGCCGAAGTACTCCTGCTCATTGGCCACCTCGGACCCTACCTGCAGAATGAACCAGCGGCGGGAGTCTGGACCGGCCGCTACCTTCCAATCGTTGTTGGTCGCCATCATCAAATGCACGAACTGGTCGACTTTTTCTTTGGCGCCGAACTTGGCTTCCCGCGTGCCCTGCTTTTCTGTCACGAGTGCCTTGAGCATCTGGGCGGTCTCGTTGTTGCCAGCATAGACCACCTCATCCGCGAAGATGAACACAGAGTCCATGACCATGTCGTTAAAGTTCGAGGTCAGGTGCTTGGAGTTGCTAATGATCGACGAGTGCATACCGAAGATGCGATCGATGGCGTTGGCTAGAGTACCCTTACCGGCACCCTCCTTGCCGCCTAGGATGACCGCGCAGCCTTTGGGGTCATGCGGCTCTTGGAACATGTCGGCCATCCAGTCCATCAGCCACTCATAATGGCCCCGGTTGCCCGAGCAGAGGTTGTCCAGGATATGCTGCTTCATGAGGTCCCAGGACCCCGGCGCTGGCGTCACCGCAAACCCGGCCCAGGTATTGAGGAACTTATAGCCATACTTGTCCTCGACGACCCGATCCTTGCCTGGGTGCATCATCATACCATCAAAGGTTCGGCGGCTAGGGCTGCCCAGCCAAATATCGACCCGGCGCACCGGCTTCATATTGCCCTTGCCATCATCAACCAGGATCACGTCGTTGGACATGAACGTCCGGAAGGCGTCAATGGCGTAGGTCTTGTAGCGGGCTTGGATCGAGTCCGGAACCTGCTCCTTGCGAATGACCTTGACTTGCTCGCCTACCAGGGACAGGGCATAGCGGCGGTTGTAGTCATCGAGCCAGTCCATCGCGAAGTTATCGGCATCGCCGCCTTGCTCGGGCTCCACCTGGGCAGGCTCGCCGTATTTCTGAACATAGTAGATCAGGGTGGCCATACGCACCGGGCCATGCGCACTGAACCCAGGCCAGCGTTCGTGGCACTCGCCCGGCACATACTTGTCGCCTCGCTGCGACCAGGAGTCCCAAAGGTCTAGGGCATCGCGGCCGCCGTGCTGGGAGTGGATAGCCTGACCGACCTTGACCCACTGACTGTAGTCGAGCATGTTGGGGTCGAGCGCGTCCAGCAGCTGGATGACCCGCTCTAACGAAACCTGCTGCTCGATATCGGCCTCGCCCATCCCCTCGTTACCGCGACCGCCGCCTTTGGTTTGCGATTGGGTCTTCCAGGAGACACCCATAGCGTCAACCAGCCACTCGGGGGCCTCTAGCAATTCGCCGCCTGCCTCCCAAGTGTACGGCAGATCGTTGATAGTCGATGGCCAAACGACGATATGCGAAGAGATCTTCTTCGAGTGGCCGCCCCTGGTGTCGATGGCGAAACCCAAACGGTTCTGGCTAGGAACTAGATTCTCCTGCCAGGCGGTCAGGGTGTGGATGCCGCCACTGGGAGTCCGACTGACCGGCCCTTGGATATCGCCATGCTCGTTGATGATCATGGCCCAGGCTTCGGGGCCCCATGGGTGGTGCTCGTACTTGTCTTCGTACTTGGTGTCGACGTCGACGGCAAAGATCCCGCCCTTGCCATGATAGTCACCGCAGCCGATAGCAATGTTGCCACCACGATACTGACCATTGACCGGGTCGAACCACTGTTTGACCTTGCTCGGACGTGCAGAACAGCGGCCAGTATACAGGGTCTTGTCGTTGGCCTTCTTCTCGTTCGGGTTGAGGGGGATTACGGGCAGGCCCTGACTGGCATAGTATAGCGCAGCCTGATACACCTTCTCGTTGCGATCCTCAATCGCATCAATCTCTCGGATCTTATCGAGGTCGATTCTCACTTCTTTGTGTCCTTGGGTTTGATGGCGTCCCACCAGTGTGTACCATGTCCGTTCAGGTCCAGGAGGAGGGGGACCCGAGACGGCATTGCCCTAGCTACTTCCTGCATTGCCTTGTATGCTACTATTGGATCATCGACGCTGGCGTCGAAGGAGTCGTGCGTGTTGAGGATCAGTGAGCCGCCCAGACCCGCCAAAGGCTCCTCGGTGCCCACCCACATCGTCTTGTTGAAGTCGGCAGATGTAGCCTGGATCAGTAGTCCAGACTGCTTATAGGACTTGTAGCCGCGAGGGCAGCGCAGACGGCGGCCCGTGAAAGTCTTGATATAGCCGCGAGAAAGACTGATGCTCTTGGCCCGGTCGGCAAGGGTAGCCACACCAGGAACGTTGCGGTGGTACTCTGCAATCATGGCCTCAGCCTCTGGCCCGGCCTTCTTGTAGCGGACTGTCTTCTCCTGACCATATTCGATTGTGTCGAACTCCTCCCAGCGCCACGGCATCCCGACTTCGTCGGCAATAGCACCCTTGCCCGAGTTGAAAATCATCGCTAGATTGAGCTGTTTGGCGTTGGCCTGGCCTGCGCGGACTGGGTTACGCGGCACGCCCATCAGATCAGCTACATACTGGTGGAAGTCCGTGGCCGGATTGGCCTCATAGATCTTGAGCAGCGCCGGGTTATACAAGGACACGAGGTGGGCGAAGACCCGAACCTCGAACGAGTTCATGTCCGTCGAAAGCCAAGTCTGGCCGTGCTCCGGCAAGAAGCACTCTTTGACGATCTGGGCGATCTTCTTGTTGCGGTTTGGGATTTGTTGCAGCGCCGGGTCTTGGTAGCTGAGTCGACCGGTGCCGGTGCCGCCGTCCTCGCCCTTTGATTGGTTGATAGTCGGGTAGACTCGGTCGCCGTGCATGTGACCAAGGATGTGACCAGAAAGGAAAGTATCTCTGGTCTTGATCGCTGACCGAAGTTCGACGATCTCTTTGGCGATTGGGCTGGTCATGGCATGCAGGACCTTGGCGTCCAGGGACACACCCCCTTTCTTGGTGATGCCCAGCGTATCACCGGTCAGGGCGCTGATCCAAGTCCCGCTGGCTTGCTGTGTTGGCTCGAACAGCTTCTTGACCTGGGCAGGGGAGTTGACGTTAAAGCCCTTGATGCCGATCCTGTTCTCAAACGCTGCTTGTTGCTCTTCGATCACAATATCCAGCTTGCCGATTGCGCGCTCTGCGGTCTGGGCACAGACGCGGACGCCTGCCATCGCTCGGCGGCACAGTACTGGGAACACACGGCGTTCGAAAGCGATGATATCCTGCAGACCTTGCTCGCGGATTTCTCGCTCCTGCCACAACCAGAGGCGTAGAGCTAGGATGGCGTCTTTGTCCTGGTAGCGACGCACCAGCTCACGTGGCGCACGCTGCAGGTTGGTGATCTGGTCAGCTTTGGTTGGTCGGCCGCCGAACAGGTCTGCCAACTCCTGCCAAGGTTCTTCCTTGCCTTCGCCCAAGTATTTCTGAGCTAGATCTTCGAGCTGGTAGCTTCCGGCTCGCCCGCGAGTCCAAGGGAACACCGACCCCTCGTGCTCGTTGATTTGACAGGCCCGCACCACAGTACAATCAACCTGCTCAAGAGGTATCCGAATCCCGGCAGCCAGCAGCATCTTGCAGTCGAACTGGGCGTTGTGGAACACGAAAGTGCCGCGATAGTTGTCGATATCGCGCTGCAGGGCTGGCAGTAGATGGCGGTCGGTGCGCATATCGATGAACAGGGTGTCGCCTGTGGGGGCGGCGAACGACACGGCGAAGGCCCTGTCACGCGGATATACGAGGCCGGTGGTTTCGGTGTCGGAGCCCAGCGTCTCGAATTGGAAAATGTTCATCCTGCAATCTCCAGAGGCCCACTGGTCGCGGGCCGGTCCTCAAATCGGTGTGACGTCAGAACGGGATGTCATCATCGAACGAGTCGAAGTCTGCAGCCTTGCTCGGGTTCTGGGGGCCGCCCCGCATATCGCTGCGCTGGTCGGCGTGGGCTCGGCGGTGCTTGTCGGCTGTGGATTGGTTTTCAGCCAGGAAGCTATCGGCATCGGACTGGGCCGGGCGCTGCTGGCCAGGGCCGTTGTTGTCTTTGGGGGTCAGAGCGAGAGAGAGGTATTTGCCTCTGGTGCGGTGATCCTTGATCCAGGCCGATACCCAAAACTCGCGGCCGGTATCGTCTTCGATACTACCACGGTAATCTGGGTGACTTGACTTGGTCTTGTCGTTCTTGAACAGGACGCCGCTGAGTTTGTTATCGTATTGCTGGCTCATGTCGTCTCCGGCGAATGGAGTCAGTTATAGGAAGGCCCCGTTTCCGGGGCCGGGGTGGACTTGGTTACATATCGTTCGGGTCGGCGCGCTCGACGGTGCCACGGTCGTCAGTGCGGTTGACGTCGCGGGTGCCAGTGCGGACGGCCTCATAGACCGACTCGGCGCGGTCGTAGACATCCTTCGGAGCGAAGCCGATAGGCTTGGCCGACCAGTTGTAGAACTCACCCTTCTCGCTGCGGTCCTGGATCACATCCAGTCTGTAGGCTCGGGCGAAGCGATCACCGCCCAGTTGCTGGATGGTGGTGTTCCACTTCCGGGATGGCTTGAGCTGCGAGCGCGACATCGAGATCACGACATCCTGCAGTTTCGGATTTTCCGGGGTGTGGCCTGGCATGACCATGACGCAGAAGTGCTGATGGGTATAGTTGATATCCCACAGTTCTGGCTGCTCTTGAGCGTTGACGAACGCTTCTGCCTCGGCCTCGGTCTCGAATGCGCCGCCGAAACCACCGCCAGACTTGCGGTCCTTCCAAACGGTGTGCTCAGGGCGCATGAAGCACGGCACCACGAACACACCTTTGGTGAACAGCTCGCCAGTGACAGTGTTGAAGATCATGCCCTCGGATGCGCCCTCGATGTACTCATCCTTGTCCTTCTTGCGCTGGGGCGACAGGTCTTGGATGATCGAGAGTCGCGGCAGGCTGAGGTCATTGGTGGAGACCTCCTCGCTACCACGGGCGGTTTCGGTTACCCAGTCAGGGCGCTCGTTGCCGAACAGGGCCAAATCTTGATCTTCGGTCGGTGCAGCTACGTTCTTACCAGCCATCGTTCTATTTCCTTCGTTCTAAGTTTCGCCTTCCGGCGCGGGGTTGTGCTGCTCAGCCTTTGGTGACTGAGGCTCGCATAAACGGGGTGTAGTTGACGTACTTGAGGATCTTCTCAAGCTCGGTCGGCTCGGCGCCTTCGTCCGCGAACTCCTCAAAGTTGGCTTCGTCGGTGTTGTTCGCCTCTTCGGCCACCAAACCCTTGACCAGGGACTTGAGGGTGCTTGGGTTGATGTCTTCTTTGACCAGCAGGGCGTTCTCGGGGTCGGTCTTAAGCAGGGCCAGCAGATCGTCTTTGCGGCCTGGGATCACGGTGCAGTAGGCGTCAGCAGAGATACCCAAACGACCGATGCCGGTAATGCGCAGGGAGGTCATCTCATCCTTGGCGAAACGCTCGGGGACGACACGCAAGCGGATCACATCGAACTCTGCAGTGGCAGCCTTTTTGGCTCGCTCTGCCTCGTCGGATGACTTCTTGAGTTCGACCATGCGGGCGGCCAGGTCTTTGTACGGGAGGTCTTTGTACTTGTCGTACCAGACTTTGGTGAGGTCTACTTCTTGCGGGTCGAGGTCGTCGACCTCAAGGGCGTCCAGGTTGGACTGACCTGGTTGGGTTGGTTGACTCATCGTATCCTCGGCGATTGAGGGTGAGTGGGCGGCATCGCCGCCCGAGGGAGAATGACCAGTATACCACGACTTGGCCGGTCTGTCAAGTCGGATTTGGTGGCTGGCGGGGTTCGCTTGGTGGTTTCTCAGCCTTCCCGGCTGCCTTGATCTTAGCGATCTTGCGCACGAGGTTGCGGGCGCCCCGGCCGGTATTGTTGGTCTTGCGGTCGGTGAACGATCCGGTGCCCGGCCAGAAATCAATGATCCGGTCGTGCAGCGTGATCACCAAATGCGAGCCGTCGTTCTTCGACTCGAAGTCGATACGATGGGCGGTCAGCATCTGAGCCGACATCTGGCGGTTGCGGGCTCGGCGCTCCTTGGACTCTTGCTCCCAGCCCACTTCTTTGGTGCGTTCGGCATCTCTCATTCGTCGTCATCCATATCGGCGCTCTGGCCGCGTTGCATAGAGGACTTGACATACTCGGCCAAGTCTTGCTTGAGCGCCAGAGCGCGGGTGATCATACGGTCCTCCTTGACCATGGCCTCGAAGTCTACATAGATGCAGTGCTCGTCCTGCCCGGTCCGATGGTTGCGGTTCTCCATCTGGATGCGGTCTTCGGCGCTGAAGGTGTTGGAGTAGTTCAGCGCAGTCTTGGCTGCAGTCAGGGTCAGGCCGATGCCGGCCACTGCTTGGTTGCCCACGAAGAACCGACAAGTGGGGTCGGTTTGCAGTCGGCGGACTGCCTCTTTGCGAAGGTTCTCGTCTTTGACTTCCCCGTCAAACCGCACCACAGCTTGCTCACCGTAGATCTTCGACAGGGCCTCGCAGATCCGGTCGCGTTCTGGGGTGAACCGCGCCCAGATCAGATACTTGTGGTCGTTGGCCCCGTCCTCGATATAGTCTAGCATGGCTTCTAGTTTAGGGATCTTGCCTTCAAGGGGGCGTGATCCGTACTTGCCGATCTCCTCGTCCCAGAACGGGATCGAACCGCCTACAATCTGCTGGATGCGAGTCATGCGCTCAAGGGCCATCTCGACATATAGCTCGGTGCCTAGATTCTCAAGCACCAACGTGCCCTCATCCTTCAGCTGGCGGATATAGGAGCGCTGCTCGTCCGACAGCGGCACCGGGATCTTGCGATAGATCTTGTGCGGGATGTCGACGCAGTCTTCGAGGCGGATCATCTGGGCATAGGGCTTGATGCGTGCGACCAGTTCGTCAATGTTGACGTGGCCGACGATCTGTCGATTTTCAAAGCCCCCGATCAGGCAATAACGAGCCTTGAACGCCGCCCACTTTTTGAACCCGATGATCTCGGGGTTCAGGAACCTGAACTGGGCGAACAGGTCATGCGGACCCTGCAGGACTGGGGTGCCGGTCAGGATCATCCGGTACCACGCACTCCAAGCGATGTTGGTGGCGTTCTTAGTGCGGATCGATGATGGGTTTTTGATCCGGGACGACTCGTCGTCGATGACCATTGCCCGACGATCTTTGATATAGGCCATCAGCTTGTTGTAGGTACCGCCCTGCGACAGCGACTCGATGGCGACCACGATCACTTCGAGGACATCGCCTTTCGGCCGTACCAGTTTGTCTTTGGGTTTCGGCAGCTTGACTTCGACCTGGATGTCGGGGGCCCACTTGGCAAACTCGCTTGGCCATACCTGCCTGATCGAGTTAGGGCACAGGACAATCACCAGATCGATCTGGCCCATCCGGAAGCGGGTCTTGGCGACGTGCACGGTGCCGTAGGTCTTGCCAGCACCGGGCTCCCATAGAAACGCAAACTCGTTGTTCTCAAGCGCTTGATGGACGCCCTCGACTTGGTGGCTCATTGGGGTGCCGACCCAGGTGATAGGGAACTTCGAGGCAGGGAGGTTCATACTTTATCGGACTCCGGATAAGGATGAGGCCACCGGTTAGGGTGGCCTCAGGGATGAGGATCGGTCACTGGCCAGCTAGCCACGTGTTCGCCACCGATCCTCAGGAAGCCCTCTTGCGAGGGCATGCCAACAGTTGCTTATTTCGGTTGTGCTGGGGTGCCTGGGCCCTTGGCCTGGGCAGTCGAGGTGGCAGGCTTGGCATCACCGGCAGGCTTGGCGCCCGCATCGGTTTGCTTGGCCTTGGCCGCATCGGCTTCTTTCTTGTCAGCCAGTTCTTTGGCGCGCTTGTCAGCCGCAGCCTTCTTTTCGGCCGCAGCTTTGTCCTTGGCGTCCTGGCGCTCTTTGGCCTTGGCCGCCTTGGCTTCTTCCTTCTCCTTGGCCACGGCGGCCAGGCGGGTGTCGATCTTCTCGCGGAAGGCAGGCAGCGCCTTGTCGAACGCCGCTTCGATGCGGGCTTTCTTCTCGGCGTCCTTCGACTGGCTGGCGCCACGGATCAAATTGCCCAGGAACATGCGCTGTTGACCTGGGTTCTTGTCGCCGTACTTGGCGCGCAGGTCGGCTTCTGGAGTCGCAGTCACTTCGGCAACGAAGCCATAGGACTCGTCCAGGGTTGCGCCCAGCAGGGCCAGGGAGACCTTATCGCCGCAGATCTTGGTCGAGGAACCACCGGCAGACTTGGCGGTCTGGTAGCCTTCCAAGTTCGGGCGGATTTTGGTGCCGTCAGTCGGTGCGGCCGGGGCCGGGGCCGGTGCAGCGCCTTCGCCGCCTTCGGTCTGGGCCGACATCAGGACGTGAGCGAGGGCAGAGGTCAGGAACAGGAAGCGCTTCATATCAAATCTCCGATCAGCAGAAGGTGGCGGGGGATCGCCGTCGAGCCAGTTGGCCCCGAGAACTGCTATTGTACCACGGGGCGCTGGTGAGATCAATTCGAGCGTGCGGGGGTCGCACTATCGGGAGGCTGGTCCCGCGTGCTCGTCGTGAATTTCCGCCGCCAGGCCGACTCAGCCAGCGTATTCCACGCCTCGCGGGTCTCTTCGATGGTCGGTTTGGCGGCGGTCATATGACGGCACCCGAACATGTGCAACCCCGTGAACCCGAACATACCCTGCCACGGGCGTCCGCAGTCGGGACACTTTATCGTAGTCCGGACCCTCATTTCGGCAGCCACCCTGCGGCAGACGCTACAAACAAGCCCCAACCGAGCAGGGACAGGACCATGTAGTTCAGGCGACTGAAGCGCAGCTGGCCGTTCTGCTCTCGCAGTTTGGCGTTGCGGCGTCCGAACTTGATGCAGCGCTGCAGTGCGTACTCTTCGGTGCTCATCGTTTGATACTCCATTTGGTGGCTTCGGCGACTACCTTCTTGAACTCCTGTCGCAGGGGCAGGCTCATATTGCGTTGGTTGCGCTCAGCCCAGGCCGCCAGCCACTCGTCAGGCGGGGCAATGCGGATCTTGGCGCCTACGGTCTCCTTATAACTGCGCGATTCCGACACTGCCGAATAGTAGCTGCGGCTGCTCACCTGAACCACCGTCAGGCCTTTGGCTACCAGTTTCTCGCGTTCGGCGTGGCTGGCAGCGATCACCGCGCCTGGGTTCTTCTCGACGAATCGCTTGTAACATGCCTCCTTGACCAACTCGGGGGCGCCGAAGTCAGCGTAGGCGAGGTCACTGACCTGATCGTCCATCATGGCGGCGATGTCGTCCCAGCGTTGGGTGTGGAACCACATCTCCTTAGTCTGCTGTTGGAGGTCGAAATCGCTAACCGACATCCGGTCGCGGTCCAGGTGCAGATACTCAGGGTTGATATCGTAGCCGTAGTTCAGCTCGGTGTCGCAGACATACAAGCCTCGAACATATAGCTTGTTGGGCCGGTCGGGCAAGATACGCCCTCGTGGCGTCTGGATGGCGTCATCCATTTCCGGCTGGAAATGTAGGCAGCTGTCGTAGATCTCGTTGCTCTCGGTGTTGGTGAGTTCGGGAATGCGGAACTCAAGGCGGTCAGTGCCGTCCGTGTCGACAGGGAACATATCGATATGCAGTACTTCGCCGCCGTAAGTGTCACTGTGGCGCATCGATGGTATCCAGTCCTCCTGGCCGTTGCGCATCGTTACCTTGTAGCCCTCTCGGGCCAACACCAACAGGGCGATCTTGTAGCCTTCTCCGAACTTGCCGATTTTGCTGTCATCATCGGCCTTGGACGTGTTGCCTAAGATCAGAGTCTTGGGGTCCAGAACTACGTCGCGGTTGGTGATGATCAGGGAGTCACCGTGGAATGCGTACTGCATCGGTGAGTGCGAGTCTAGTGCATTTTGGATCAGCTCGCGGACGGCCTCTTTGAGACCCCAATCTCTGACATAGTTGCGGGACAGCGGGAGTTCGATGGTCCTCATACTCAGTTCTCCCAGTGTTTGATCATGCGGCACAGGAACCCCTGGTACTTGGGGTCGTTCATGCACTCTTCGGTTTCCTTGATGTAGACGTCGTAGCTGCCTCCGGTCACGGCAGCAGGTGATACCTCGCTTTGATTCTTTGAGATCAAGTCGAGTAGGGCAGCGTTCTCGACATAGGAGCTGGGCACGTCGAACGTCGATTTGAATCCGTAGGCCCATTTGCCGCTTGGCTTGAACAGATCGACTTGGACGGTGACTTGGGTCGGTATTGGGTCGGTGCCGAGATCGAGAGAGTTCAGATAGTCGCGCAGCTCGCGGGACTGCTTGTCACTGAGTGGGGCTTTGAGGGACACTAGGGGCGATACGATCCCGACCATGATGGTACTATCCTCGTAGGCCCATACGTGCAGGCGCCTGCGCTCGCCCGACTCGGGCATGGCGGTCAGTAGGGTCAGTTCTTGTGTTGGTTGCATGGTATCTCCGGCGACAGGAGAGGGCCCGCAGGCCCCGGTTGGGTTACATTTCAGTGTCAGACTCGATCAGCTCGTTAGCGATCTTCTGCGCCTTCTGCAGGGTGTACATCAGGCGGTCGTAGTTGTGGGCGCTAGCGGGGATCATATCCGTGAACCGTTCGGCCAGGATGTCGACCACGTCGGTGCTCGGGTAGTAGCCTGGGTTGGGGTCTAGGCCCAACACCAACCAAGCCCACTCTTCGGTCTTGCAGGCGTCGTACGGCACCTTATCTGGGTCGAGGTGGGTCAGGCGCTCGATGGTGGTCATGCCCAGGATCTTCGGCACTTGGCTGGCCGGGGTGATGCGAGGCGGGCTGGCCGGGGCGGATGGGCCCTTGGCTTGAGG